TTTGAGGGCCGCCGTGGATTCCTTAACGGCGTCAAAGTGATTGCCGGACGCATACCGCATCAGTGAGGCGCGGGTCACCAAGACCTTGCGCCCGATGCGGCGCGTGTCCAGGCCCTTGGCCGCAATGATGTAGTCCAGAGACCGCACGGAGATGGAGAGCTGGCGGGCAGCTTCTTTCCGGTCATACAAGAGTCTAGCTTCCATACCTATGTGATTTTGTGGCTGATGTCTTTGAGCGCGTTGCACTTACTCCCAAGGTGAAATTCCGATCTCGACATGCCTTCCGAGGTTTCCGTCCGGTCCCATAAAAACTTTCGCCCGATGTGAGGGACTCGGGACGTTTCGCCGCTACTCTGAAAATAGAGAGAGGGATTGATTCAATCTCGGGAACGTGTTTGCCAAGTGGGACCGCTGTGCGGGCGTGGAGCTGCCTGGATTGCTCAGACGGCGCAAGGCTGAGGCCGCACAATTTTTGGCCGCATAAAAAAAACTTTGCCCAAAGTTATCCACTCGGGCTTTTTGCTCGGTACTCTCAAACTAGATGAGGAATGGGGCACACTCAAGGTGCCCATAAAAGCTTTGTCAGATGTGGCGGACTCGAAACGTTTGCTAGGTACTCTGAAACTAGAGCGAGAGAACGGGACGCTGTAAGGCTTCGTGATTAAGCGGTGAAAACGGCGGCATACGGATGCAAGCCAACTGAGCTGAAGAAAGAAGGCAGCATGTACGACATTGAGCAGTTGAGCAACGCACAGAGCGCCGCTTACGTCATCTCCAACCCGGACGGGAGTGACTGCGAATTCCTCAACCTCCAACAGAAGGCGTCCGCCTCTGACCTGGAGCAGCTACGGGCACGATGGGCCGGACGGGACTTGCACGGCGTTGGAGTCGCGTTTCTCGCTCATGGGATTCCGCACGTGTCTCTGAAAGAGCAGCCATCAGATTTCATGGCAATCGTGCGGCTGACGGCGGCCTTTGCGCGATACGTGGACATGATCTCAAATGACCGCACGGAGCAACTACGTGCTGATGACAGCGTGATGTGGTGCGAGCTGCTCTATACGCTCCCGGACACGCGCTCTCACACATAGCAAGTTTGCGGCGCTAATCAGCGTCGTGGGTGGTGTCAACGCGTCCGATGCCGCCCGAATCTTCACAAGTGCCGCACAGCTAAAAAGGGCTGTGTCTTATACGTTGGCTGCCTCAGTACGGGGACGGGAGACGTGTGCGCACCGATGGTGAAAGCCGGGAAGTGCAACCACAACCTCAATCCATCAGGTTAAAAAGGGCCTGATGGCCGTAGAAGCCGCACCAATACGGTGTTAGGTGACTCGGATGCAGGACCGGGGCAACCCGAGAATTTCATCCGAAGGAACTCAAAATGAAACTGCAAGATACACTGCAAGAAATCAAAGCACTCCGTGACGAAGCATCGGCCATCCGCTCACGCGCGGCATCGGAAGGACGCGAATGCAGACCCGATGAAAACAACGCCTTCAACGCCAAAGCGGGCTGCATCATGGTCCTTGAGGAAGAGGTCCGCAAGGTTCACGGCAGCCCTGCCAACTCACTCGTCCGCAACCTTGGCGGCAACTTTGCCAAGCTGCTCAGTGCCGGGGACGCGAGCACCGCGAATGGTGTTACACCGCGTGGTCAGACGCAGATGTCCACCGAATACAACGAAGCGTTTCTTGCCTTCCTCCGTTCGGGCGGCAAGCAAACCGCTAGCGCCTTGAGCGAAGGCTTTGACCCGATGTTTGGTGGTTTCGCGCTGCCATCGTTGCCGGGGATGTCATCCGCACTTTATGAGGGCAGCGGCGCGGCGGGTGGTTTTGCTACCACAGCTCCCACGGACCCCAACATTATTCCGTTGGCGGTACAGGACCTTGGTGTCCGTTCGTTGGCAAGGGCAATTCCCACAGCTAATGACATCAAACTCCCGAGTCAATCCACGTTCGGGACAGCCGGAATCAAGGCCGAAAGCGGAGCGTCAACCAACACGTTCACAGAGAGCAATCCAACGCTGGCACAGTTGACGCTCTCCGCGTTCATGATGGGCTTGACGCACACCGTCTCTTGGGAACTGCTCCAGGACGTTGGCATGTTCCAAGAGTTTGGCGTGCGTGACCTTCTGAATGCCGTAGCCATTGCTGAGGACGGCTTCTTTGTCTCCGGCACCGGCACCAATCAGCCACAGGGATTGGTGGGCAACACCGGCACCGGAACGGCAGCGCCGTATCTTTGGGAAACCACCGGCAGCTATTTGCTCAACGCCACGGACGATATTCTTGGCACGCTCAAAGGGTCGTACTTCCCCAATGCAGCGTGGTTGATGAGTCGTGCAACTGCCGTTGCGATTCGGAAGGCACAGCGTCAAGCCAACCTTTTCGCGGCCTCCTGGACGCGTGAGAACGGACGCGACATGCTGCACGGATTCCCCGTGAGCTACAGCGCGGCCATGCCAGCAATTCCCACGGCAACAAGCGCGGGCGTTGTGCCGATCTTGTTCGGTTCGTTCCAAGACGGTTATGTCATCGGTGACCGTGGCGGTGCGGGCACGTTCGTCAAGATTCTTGACCAACCTCTCGCCACTGCCGGTCAAACAATCCTGCTTGGATACAAGCGCGTTGACGGTCGTGTCCGGCGCTCGGAAGCAATCCAGGCAATCACCATCAGCCACAGTTAACAAAGAACGGCGCGAATTTTCATGCCCCGGCTAGCGGGGTCCTGTACACAACGCGCCTCCCTCAACCAAGGGTTTATCACGTGTGCGGGAGTAGGCTAGACCGGCCTTCAGCGTGCCGGATTTGAAAGTCGCTGGAGAACGGGGCCGCTCGCGTTTCGCTTTCAGGGGAGGAAGCGGATGCGGGCGGCCTCAATCCTTTACACCGCGAAACCATGAGGGTACCGCGCCCCGAAAGTCCAGCAACGCGCCTATGCGCTTTGTGGTGCGTGCGTGGGGCACTGTGAGTGAAGAATGGAGGCAGTCAAGTGCAAGGCACGAGCGTTACAGAGAAGCGGATTTTGCAGCGAGTTGATGAGGTTTGCGCAACGATGCGCACCACGCGGGCAGAGGTGCTGTACGCGTTGCTACGCGGTATTGTTGTGGAGTGTCTGCCCAAAGCGTCCAGGCACACAGTTGAGCAGCAAGCGCCCGAAGGTGAGACGCGGCTAGCAAGAGCTGAGGCGGCCATCATGAGAGTGATGCGTCAGAGACGCCTTGAGACTGTGCGGATTCTCAAGCAAGCCACCAACTCCAAGCGTATTGCCGTGGTTGATTGGGACCGTGCGCTTGTGGCGCTAGTCAAGGCTGGAGAGTTGAGGATTGATGTGAGCGCACAGGGCAAGAAGACGGTCACTTGGTTGAAAGGTGCCTAAATGGTGGTATCTGTTGTGCCTGGAGGGTGCTGGGGGGGTGCTGGGAATTCGCAAGAGCACCCAAGCTATTGATTCCATGCAGCTTACACAGGAAATAAGGGGGTGCTGGAGGATTTTGCGCCTATAGGAGGGGAAATAATGTCCGTAAGTGTAATAGAATGAATAACATATATATTAAATATATTTTTTATCCCCCTAAGACGGGTATTGCCACTCCCTCTATGAGCACGGCACGGCTATTGACCTGGAGCGGTTGACCGTGCCGTCACAATGGCAGCGTGCCACGATAGAGCAAGCAGCGCACAACAAAGCGTTTGCGACCACACAGATTGAGTGCGTTTGCAACCATATTAGAATGAACGGGATGGGGTGGGTCTAAATCTTGACGGGGGTGCCCGAAAAGAGCGCCGCAATCCTCAAATTTACACATACAGTCAATTTATGAAAAATGGTATATTTTGCTGCAATTCTACTGTTTATCATATCCTCTGAGCAAATCTCTATAGCACGTCCAGTTTAGAAATCCCGTTTATAAATCCCAAGTGACAGAAAACACAAGTGTTATTGGACCGCTCATGCAACGATGCGCATATCAATCACTACCAAAACCAGCAGCACCGGCCCACGGGAGTGGCCTTTCATGCTCTATTTGCGTTTTGCACACGTTGCCTTGAACCAATGGGACGTACTTGCGCCCGTCCAGTCCGCCAAACCAATTGCCAGAGTGAAGCAACGCCACAATGGGCCGTGCTCCGCCACGATCACAGCGGGTCATACACTCAACCGTGAAGAATTGGCGGCCTTGACAGACTTCATGCAACAGCGCGAGCTAGCAGCATAGAAGGCCCCCACAATCGCATCAGGAAGCCCGTAGGTGAGCCGGTGAGAATAGTTGCCGGGATAGCCTACGGGGTTTTTCATTGTGGTCTGGAGGACCCATGCCCCTAATTCTGCGGGCGTGCCGCTGAGTGAACTAAAATTCCTCAGAGATGAAAGAAAATCTGGCAGCCGTCAAACCAGCGGGCAAGCCGTCCGCACTCGTGGACACCCGCGTTGTCTTTTGCGGGGACAACCTTGAGCAGCTCAAGAAGCTGCCGGACGGTTGCGTTGACCTCGTGTACATTGACCCGCCATTCAACTCCAATCGCAACTATGAGGTGTTCTGGGGCGAGACACGGGAGACGCGGGCCTTCGATGATCGCCATGAGTCAACCCAAGCCTACATCGAATTCATGCGCCCGCGTTGTGTGGAGCTGGCGCGTGTTCTGAAAAAGACGGGCAGCTTCTACTATCACTGCGATTGGCACGCAAGCCATTACGTCAAGGTGATGCTTGACCAGATTCTTGGTGAGCAAAACTTCGTCAACGAAATCGTATGGAAGCGGCAGACCTCGCACAATGACGCCAAGCAGGGCAGCAAGCACTTTGGACGCCTCCATGACGTTCTGCTCTTCTATTGCGGCGGCAGTAGTGAGTACACATGGAATCAGCTTTACATGCCGTTGGACCAGTCCTACATTGAATCTCACTACTCGCAGACAGATGAGCATGGGCGGCCATTCCAGTGGGGTGACCTGAGAGCGCCGGGCGGAGCGGCAGTGTCCAAAGGCAACCCACATTACGTTGTGCTTGGCGTTGAGGGATATTGGCGGTACTCGAAAGAGAAGATGGACCAATTCATCCAAGAGGGCCGTGTTGCAATTCCTCCGGGTGGAAAGGTCCCGCGCTATAAGCGGTACTTGGATGAGTCCAAGGGCTTGCCCGTGGGGAGTGTGTGGGATGACATCAACCCCATCAACTCTCAAGCAAAGGAATCTCTCGGTTATCCGACACAGAAGCCCTTGCCGTTGCTGGAGCGAGTCATAGGCGCAAGCACGCGCCCAAACGATATTGTCTTAGACGCCTTTTGCGGTTGCGGCACCGCGCTAGTGGCTGCTCAGAACTTGGGCCGTCAGTGGATTGGCATTGATGTTTCCCCTACTGCTTGCCGCGTGATGGCAAAGCGCCTCCGGGATATTTGCCGTCTGCCTGAGAATGAAAAGCTGTGGCAGGTTGGGCGCGGCTTTGTTGTGCGTGACCTCCCATGGACTGAGCAACAGCTTCGCAAAATCCCGCCGTTTGAATTCGAGAATTGGGCCGTCATTGCCCTTGGCGGGATGCCCAACAAAACGCAAGTGGGAGACATGGGAATTGACGGGCGGATATATCCGGTGGGAGCCGCACCCAACGCAAGTGACAAGCACACGCCAGAGCTGGACTTCATGGATGACTGGTATCCCATCCAGGTCAAGCAAATGGACCGTGTGGGCCGCCCGGACATAGACAAGTTTGAGGCCGCAATGATGAGGACGCGCCGCAAGAAGGGCTTCTTTGTTGGCTTCGATTTCTCTCGGGATTCGCTGACAGAGATAGACGGCTTCTTCCGCCGTGAGCACATGGTCATTATACCGCTCACAGTGCGCGAAATTCTGGATGAGCATATAGCGCAAAAATTGGCGTGACAGTGAGACGCACAATGACGGATGAAGACTACGAAGACGCAATGCAGAAGCACGAGCAACACATGGCGGAGCGGGACAAACTGACTGATGCCGCCCGCGAAAGCTCACGAACATTCGACCAAGCTGTGTTGGCTTTTGGTGCCGCTGTGTTTGGTGCTTCGGTCGCATTTCTGAAAGACGTGGCACCGAAGCCCCAAGGGTACAGCCTGCCTTGGCTTTGCATATCGTGGTCTTGCTTCACCGTTGGTCTTTTGGCCGTGATCCTGTCATTCCTTTTCAGTCACAAGGCGTGCATTGCGAGAATTCATGAGAGTGCTGAGCAGTTGAGCAATCCGGGCGTGCAAGCCACTGGAGACCGATGGGGCACACTTACAAACTGGTGCAATTACCTGTGCGTTGGATTCCTCTTTTGTGGGGTAGTTGCATGGGTCATTTTCGCGCTTGAGAACCTAGCAAAATCGGGAGGGAAATAATGCCAGAGACACCGCGTCCATTTCAACCAGATACCGAGAGGCGGGGATACACACCACCACGTAACCCGCCTCAACCGCCTACTCAGTCAGTTCCGGCAAGACAGCCGCAAACTCCACCGCCACCAAAGTAGTGAGGGCAGATGCCTAAGCCACCAACTCCGCCACCGCCTCCGGCACCGTCCGGGAATCCTCTGAGAGAGGG